GGATGGCGACCATAGATCTTTATATGGAATATCTTTTGCTTGTATTGAGGTGGTCTAATGGCTACAAGGACAGGTATTACCACACCAGTAGCTAATAGATTAGTTGACTCACACCAATCTCTCTTTATAGCTGCAAAAGCCGAGTTTGACACTGATGATATCAGAGTCTGGACAGGCAATGACGACCTTACAATAGACTCTGAAACATATCTTGGTGCAGGGTCTCTTTTAACAATAAGCGAAGTCACAGAAGGAAGAGAGGTAAAATCAGAGGGTATATCAATAGCATTATCAGGTATGGATAAAACAGTTTTATCTTACGCTCTCACAGAAAATTATCAAAATAGACCAATAACATTATTCTTAGGATTCCTCATGGGTGGTTCTAATGAAGTAGCAGGTACTATCACTTTGTTTAAAGGGCGAATGGTAAACCTGACAGTAAATGACAGCCCACAAGGTTCAATAATAAATGTTGATGCTGAAAATAGATTGGTTGACTTAGAAAGACCTTCTAACCTCAGATATACAGCAGAAAGCCAAGAATTTTTGTTTTCAGGCGATACAGGATTCAATCGTATGCAACAACTGATAGATAAGCAAGTAACGTGGGGTCAAGAGACAGACAACACAACAAACAGGACTACATCAGAGGACACTAACACAGGTGAGATAAATATAAGGTAGTTATGAAAAAAAAGCCTGATTGGGAGATTATCTTTGATGCCTACTTAAATAGAAATCTAAAAAGACCTTTTGAGTGGGGTAAATGGGATTGTGTCATGTTTGCTAACGAGTTTGTCAAACAAATGACAGGTGAGAGTGTGTTACCTAAACAGTGGAACTGGAATAATGAAGCTGAGGCAATGCAAAGCATAATTAAGTACGGTAAAGGCAAAGGATTAGCGGCAGGTATAGATCACGCTTTAGAGAAACAAACTGGCATTAAAGAGCTTGATCCAAAATACATAACAAAAGGTGATTTTGGAGTTTATAAAGAAGAAAGCGAACTTTGTTGCATATTTGATAACTATTATGCTCTAGGTGTAAACGATCAAGGTATTGTATTGAAAAAAGACGTTGATATTGTAAAAGCATGGAGAATAGATGGGTAAAGCAGTTGAAAACGCATTCAAGGCTGTTGCTACATTTATTGTTGTAGCAACTATTGCTTCAGTTTTTGCCGCACCTTTTACTGCAGGTGGATTTTCTGCTGCATTCAGTACTTTAGTCACTGCTGCTTCAGCATCTGTGGTGTTCGCCTCAACTTTAGTAGGCGGATTGATGTCAAAATCAATACAGGCAACACAAGGTAATTTCGGAAGTAAGTTTGCAAACAGAGCCGCCACAGCACCAAGACAAATAGTGTATGGAGAATGTAGAGTAGGTGGCACTATTGCCCACATGGAAACAGCAGGCACAGACAACCACATGCTTCACATGATAGTGGTGCTTGCAGGGCATGAAATACAGTCTGTTGAAAAAGTAAGATTGAATGATGTAGATTTGACTTCTACAACAAGCACGATAAACAGCAAAGAAGTTCATACCGTAACTAATTCAGATTTTACAAACACAGATAACCCTAACGCATTTCCAAGCGGAAGATTAATTAGGTTTTCTGTTAATCTAGGCGCAGACGATCAGGTAGCGGACAATTTTGCAGTGCAGTCATTGTCAGGCACAACACAAGGTATAAAAAACACAGACAGGTTTAGAGGTTGCGCTTATGTTTATATGCAAATGGTTTATGATCAAGAGAAGTTTGGGGGAGGTATGCCTGCCATATCTTTCCAAGTGAAGGGAAAAAAAGTATTTGATCCAAGAGACAGTAGCACAGCTTTTAGTTCAAACCCTGCACTTATCATTAGAGATTTTATTACAGATACAACTTATGGCTTGAAAGCTTTGAGTTCAGAAATAAACGATACTACTAATGCAGGCGGTTTCGCAGCAGCAGCTAATATTTGTGATCAAAATGTTACCTTAGCAGACGGAAGCTCTACTGAAAAAAGATACACAGCCAACGGGTTCACTAATATGTCGGCAACAGGCACAGGTATTATTGAAGGACTGCTTACTTCTATGGCGGGGCAAGTCACATATACAAATGGGAAATTTAATATATTTGCAGGCGCGGCGCAAACACCATCTTTGACAATTACTGATGATAATTTGCTTGAGCCAATATCTTTATCAACTAAAAATACAACAGGCGAGCTTTACAATACAGTGAAACCAATTTTTGTGGATGCCTCAAGAGATTTTATCTCTGGTGATGCTCCAATTTATCAGGACAGTACATTTTTAACAGAAGATACACCTAACGGAACAAGTAGCGATAAGCCAAATTTTGTGAAACAGATGGAGGCTAGATTGCCTTTTACAACTACTCATACAATGGCTCAACGAATAGGAAGAATATCTTTGTTGGCGCAAAGAAATACAATGACTCTTTCTTGCTTAGTAGATCTTAAATTTATGCAACTACAGCCCTGTGATTGGGTATATGTGGACAATGACAGACTAAGTTTTGATCAAAAGGTATTTGAAGTTGTAAACTGGTCACTGGAACTTACAGGAGAAACGGATGCACAGATATTAGCTTGTAGATTGCAACTTAAAGAAGCATCTTCTTCTGTTTTTACCTTTGCATCTAGTGATTACCAAGCAGCAGTGGCTTCAGGTAGTGATGTGCCTGTAGGTGGATTTGGACTGTCAGCACCTAGTAATCTATCTGTTGCTACTGACACAACCACTGTTGACGTTCTTACAACCACATCAGTTACTGTAAGTTGGACAAACGCTTCATCTCCACACATTTTAGGTACAGAAGTACAATTCAAAAGAAGTTCTGATTCTATTTACACAACAAGTTTTGCAAATCAAGGTGCTACAAAACAACAGATATTAGGATTAGAGGTAGGTGTTACTTATAATTTCAAGGTAAGACATCTTGGAATCAAAACATTTTCACAAACTATTACAGCAAATCATACTGTAGGAGGAACAGCCACAGCTAAAAATGACCTTCTTAACTCACAAACAACAAAAGATGATGTCGGATTAGGTAATGTAGATAATGAAAGTTCGGCAACAATACGAGGTCAAACGACATCTGGAAACCATACGGGAACTGTAGGTGGTGTCGCTAACAGCACAATCACAACAGGTGCTTCGCGAGCTAATTCAAATATTGACAGCAACGGTAGATTTACAGGTGATCTTACTGGTAACGTGAGAAGCAACGGTACAACCAAAACACCTGCAGAAATTATAGATGCACACGATAGGTCAATAGCAGGTTTGGACTCAAGCGGTAACGTGCAGAGGGCTATACCACAATCACAACTTACAAATGTGATAACCTTTTCAGTCAATCAACAAGCCTTCGTTTGGTCAGAGATAAGTAATGCAGGTTACGTTCCAACAGCAACTTCTTTTACATTTAATATTACATGGAAAGATGGTAATGGAACGACTGTGGCTACCTCAAGATGGGTAGCTACAAGAGATACAACTAATGACCATATTGACGATAGCGGTATTACCAACAATGTTACAGGTTCAGGAGTATCTCATATTAAAGTTGGTGAGGATTCATCTTTTATGGCGGTCACATTTACAAAAGGAGGTACAAGTTGCACAGTGTCTGCTAGTCTTGTAACCTTCACTGGATTCACTTTCAAGAGTGGGTAATGCTAAAGATAGAGACAGACAATATCTATCTCAGGCTTTTGGCAGAATCAGATATGCCTGTGATAGCCACCGCAATGACAGGAGTTCATGCTTTTGATGCCTTACCTACAGAGACAGATCAAAAGTATTTTTACTATAAAGCAAACGTCCAAAATAATACTTTCCCTACAACAGAAACAGTTTTAGGTGATACTAAGATTGGACACTTCAACATGACAATATGCCTTAAATCAGATGATTCACCGATTGGATTTTGTGTGACTAGATATGTGGGTAGATCCATAGAACAAAAGGTTACAGCCATTATACCTGCACAAAGAAACAAGAAATACTACACAGAAAGCACTATAGCAAGACACAGATTCTACTATGATACTTTGCAAGCAGAGGATTCAACAATAATAATACCGACCACAAACACAGGCACTAACACTTCAGTAAGGCATACCTTAGATAGCCTCTATAAAACAGACGAAAAGGTTTACACAATAGAGCAGGGAGAATACAGAGTGTCTAAGATCACTAAAGATGAATGGACTACATGGCTTAATAGTTCAAGCAAGAAAGATCTTACCTATAATCTTACTTGGAGTTGATATGGGATATGCAAAACCTACAAGCGAAAGACTATATTTTAAGTTCATAGAGATAGAGGATAAAGATGCCTTGAAGGATGCGCTATCAGATTGGAGAGCAGATGGAGTGACAGAATCAGACTATGAGTTTGATCTTAGAATTAAAAAATGGCTAGAGCAAAACAAGCTAATGAGAAACGAAGGAGTCGCAGAAGAAGATGATCTAAAGGTGGAGAATGTAATGAGAAGAGATTGTTGGTGGACTGAGGGAATATACCTTAGATCAGACGATACTTGCATAGGCTTCACTAGGGGCAAGTTTTCAGATAATTGCTACTATCACTATGTGACAGCAATTAGACCTAGTTACAGAGGCAACGGTTACTTTGGAGAGTGTAATCTTATGGGAAATAAAGTCTTATTCACAACTTATACACATATAGAAAAACAAATTTCTATGATACCTGATGACCAACTCAACAAAGAAAACTCTTACGCTTCATTAGATGCTCTTGGTACAGATGATGAAAAGGAGACACGAACAGATCGGATAGCACCGACTACATATCAGAAGAGAATCATTACTAGAGATCAGTTTATGGAGTGGTATAACAAAGACGAGCAGAAGCCACTTAGGGACGCTTACTATAATTATGAGATAATAAACTAATGCAAGAAGCTGTAACATTAATTAATGAGGTTGGATTCCCTATAGCTGCGGCAGGTGGTCTGGGTTTTTTTATATGGAAACTTATAAACAGAATTATTGATGGTATGGAAACCAAACTTGATACGCTAGATGATAAACAAGCCGAACTGATATCTAATATGGAAGAAAGGCTTGGCACTAAACTAGACTCACAGCATGGAATATTGGTAGCATTAATTGACAGGGTGAGAAGTCTGGACAATGAAATCATACGTTTGGATGTAATGCTTAAAACAGCTACGGGATTAGGCCATTTAGTTGACACGGATAAAGTTGCAAAAGCAGATAGAGATGATCAAAGGAAAGATTAGTATTTTAGTTTTGTTGAGCCTGTCAGTATATTCTGATGAAATGGTACATGAATTCAAATCACCATCTTTTAATGGGCAAGGCACATCAAGTCACTATCTTACAATAGAGAATCAAGAATTTAACCGAGCAGAAGCTATAAGGAAAGAAATTCAAGCACTGCGTGATGAGATAGAGCGAGAAGAAAATAATACTGTAGAGGCCCGCTTTATGCGCAACTTGACAAGCCGTATTTATGCGAACCTTGCCAGACAAATAGAAGCATCCCTGTTTGGAGAACAAACAAGTAAGTCGGGCGAGATGGAATTAGATGGTAATACTATTGAATATGAAATAACGGACGAAGAGGTTAGAGTAACTATTACAGACGAGGATGGAAATGTTACAGAAGTCATTGTGCCTATTGGCGGTTTTACTTTCTAGTTGTACTCTAATGATTGATCCTCTACAGAATAACTTACCGCCTGTAGAGTATGTAGAAAAACCAAATACAGTAGTGCTCCATACAGATCTTGCAAATGTAGATGAGCCAGTAAGAAAGCCTGTCATTGCTGTGTATGCAAATGATTTTAAAGATCAAACTGGTCAAAGAAGATCTAACTCAAAATATGCCACGTTTAGCACAGCAGTAACACAAGCACCACACGCATATCTAATAAGGGCATTAAAACACGCAGGAGTAAATAAAAATGGGTTCTTTGAAGTAGTAGAAAGGGTATCACTTGATGCTGTAACAAAAGAAAGGCAACTGATACGTTCTACAAGAGAAACATTTGAAGAAGAACAAAAACTTATGCCTTTAAAGTTCGGCGACATGATTATGACTGGCGGTGTTCTTTCTTATGAAGCCAATATAGAAAGTGGAGGTGCAGGTGCTAGGTATCTAGGCATTGGAATGTCACGAAAAATAAGACGTGATCAAATAACAGTAAGCCTAAGAACAGTCTCAGTTTCTACAGGTCGTGTACTTATAGAGACATTAGTGACAAAAACAGTTTTCTCAGCATCACTTGATAATGATGTATTTAGGTTTATATCTGACGAGACAGAACTGATAGAATTGGAAGGTGGTACTGTAAAGAACGAGCCAATGAGCATAGCTTTGCAGATAGCAATAGAGACAGCAGTGCTTCAGACAATAGAAGAAGGAGTGAAAAACAATTTTTGGAGGTACAAATGAAGAAAATTTTACTCATGTTTCTGTTAGCTATGCCATTAATGGGTGCTGACAATGAAATATACGTTGACCAGAGCAGTGGTTCATCAAACTCTAATATGGATTTAGAGCAACTAGGCTCAGGTAATATAATTGGAGGTATAGATGCTGTTGCAGGAACAATGACTGCTCTTGATTTAAATGGTACAGCTATGACTCTTGACATAAATCAGATTGGGGATAGCAACAAATTCTTAGGCGATATTACCGCAGACTCATACACTGGATTCTTTGAATTTGATGGAAACAGCAACACCTTCAACATGAACACAGATAAGACAAACACTTATGGCGCCGATTCATCTAATGTAAATGTTGATGTAACTGGAAATAGTAATACTTTTACTTTAAATCATGCCACAGTTGCACTTGCGGGAACTTTAGATCTTGATTGGATAATAAATGGTTCAAGTAACAGTATCACCTCTGCTATAGACATTGATGGTGCTACAAACTACATGGACATTGATGGTTCAGACAATACAGTAAACTACAATGGTGATGGATATGCAGGTGGCTACTTTTGGCTAGATCATACTGGAAGCAACAGGACATTTAACATTCAACAACAAAGCACATTAGATAATGATTGGCTCAAGATTATTAGTACTGGCTCTACTACTTCAAGCGTTTGTGTTATCCAAAACGATCAAGGCACAAGCACAGGATGTTGATATAGGAAGTATCAGCGAACTAAAAGGCAACGCACAAGTTGTAAGAGACAAGCCATACGGAGCAGAGATAGACTTTGGAATACTTAGTTATGACAAAGTAGAAACTGCTAATGGTCGTATGGGTATAACTTTTATTGATGAGACACAGATAAGACTTACCGAAAACTCAAAGGTTCTTATTGATGAGTTTGTATTTGACTCAAACCCTGATAAGTCAAAGATGGCTCTTACGTTTGCAAAAGGTACAGCTAGATTTGTTACAGGTAAATTAAATAAAGTAAAAAAGAAAAATATAAAGATTCGCACTAGCAGTGCCACAATCGGAATAAGAGGAACCGATTTTACAATAACCGTAGACGAAATCGGCAGATCATTGGTCATTCTATTGCCGAATATTGATGGAACATCTAGTGGTGAAATATATGTAGAAACTGCCGCAGGAATTGTAATACTTAATAAACCATATCAAGCAACGACAACAAGCACATATAACTCACCACCTTCTGAACCAGTCACTTTAGATATAACCCTTGATCTTATAGACAATATGCTTATTGTTAATCCACCTAAAGAACAAGATAACCTCATTGCAGAGGAATCACAGCAATCTAATTCTGATTATTTAGATTTTGCTGACCTTGATATAGATTTTTTAGCTGAAGATTTTTTAGACAACTCTGAAGATTTAACATTTACAGAGTTAGATATAAATTATCTTGACGTAAACTTTCTTGAGGATTTGTTAAATATTATAGATGCTTTAGCTGTATCTGAAGAAGAGGATAAATTAAACCAATTTGCGACAGGTATAAGAATTACAGGTACAGAGATAGGGCAAGATAAAGAAACACAAATAACAACAATAATTACAGGACAACTAGTAAGCATAAGAAGATCAGTAGGTGATACATTTAGATTAGATTTAGATGGCTCTAGTTCATATACATTGTTGCTTGAACAAAATGGTATTGAAAACTTAGTTAAAGTAAATGGCGGTTCAGATAACACTATAAAGATAAGGCAAGGCAACTAATGTATGTTTGCTCATGCGCCGATATACTGTTATTGTATTTATGAAAATGAATTTATCAGTAATATTAGGAGGATTGTTAGTTGTAACAATTGCAAGCACAGCTTGGTATATAGATTATCAGGCTGATCAAATCAGCACACTTAAAGGTAATCAGATGGTCTTGGAGACACAGATAGAGGAACAAAACGCTTCTATAGAACGTTATTTAAAACAACAGAAAGCACAGGAAGAACAGTTAAATATCTTAGAAGAAGAAAGACGCAAGGCTATGCAAGATGTTAATAGGCTAAGAAAAACATTTGCAAATTTAGACTTAGATCAAGAAGCATTAGCTGATCCAGTAGATCTCCAAAAAAGAATTAACAAAGGATCATTAAGAGTTTTAACCACACTAGAGAAACTAACAAATCCCAAACAGTTTGATGAAAAACATAATTCTAATTAGTTTTTGCCTTTTATTAGCAAACTGCTCAATGTTGCAGTCAGTTAAACCTGTGCAAGTCAAAACTTTATCTGAACGAACACCTATATATCACCCTCCATTACCCTACCCAATGAGTCTTACTGAAGTAGATTGGGAGGTAATGACACCTATCACTATGCAAGAATATTTGGACAATCTTGCTTCTGGTAATGCGCCAGAACGTGCCTTTTATACGTTATCTAGTCAAGAATATCAGAACTTATCCATGACCATGAGTGAAGTTACAAGATATACAAGAGATATATTATCAATTATAAAATATTACAGGGAACTTGATAAGGCAGAAGCAGATCAAGTAAAATCAAAATAATAATACCATATAGGAGAA